CCTGAGAAATATTTCTATCTCTATTATAAAACAAATCTTTTGTTCCGATAGTAAGAACAGCAGATTCATCTGTTCCACCCTTAGTTCCAACTCCAATCCCATGGGATTGACGCGCTGGAACTGTGCTAGTAACGCGAAGTAGAAACGTTATGGCGTTACCAGATGACCAACCACTTCTATTTACTATCTCTTGTACAATTTCTTTTACATCTAAGTCAAATTCTTCATCAACGTTTATATTATCAATTATGTTTTCATCTATACTAACACTAGCTGTTGTAGCAGCTCCAAATGATGATGTGTAGTTAGCAGTTGTTAAAGCTGGTGAATCGTCAACATCTAGTGCTTGCAGAGCAAAAGTCATACCACCAGCAGGTAGATTTTTAGATTTTAATACAAATGTTACTTTAGCTGAGTCTATATTTGCACCTTTATCTATATCGACATTTTCAAATCTAAATGCCGCCATGCTAAACCGAGTTGCGTCACATGAACCAGCAGTTTCGCTTTCACTACTACCAGCTCCAATACTAGAGCTACTTGAAGATGCTCTATTAGAGAAAAAACCTCCTGCTTGCCCACCTCCTCCAAAAAAACTAGTAGGGGTTGCTGTAGTATCGCAAGGACCACTTTGATGTGATAATGTATTACTACCTACCCTTTGCGAGGTAGCAGAAGCTTCATTTGATCCATCAGATATATTAAAAATTTGAATACTCATGTTGTTGTTATAT